ACTAGAGACTGGCATTAACATAACATCTGGTTCGTTCTTTGGTGATGTGGTTGAATACAATAGATATAGGGTTAAGGAAACAGTATTAGCTGAAGTTTATCATAGATTTAACACTATTAATAGGAGCCCAGGAATAGGTGCTACAGCAGCTGGACCTAGAGAGGAAGGATATTATCATAAGGCTCATTATAAGATACAAATAAGAAACTTTTCATCGTATATAGAACAGGGAGATATAACAACCGCTGGCATCCCAGATTACGCTGAGGATTTAGGTGACGGTAGGTGGCTTTGGAGAGACTTTCTAAGCATAGGATTCAATGAGGGGCAAGATAATCCAGTTGATTACCCATTCCTTAATGGGGCACAATATATACATCAGAACTATTGCATAACCCTTAGAAGACAAGACCCATTTGGCCTCTTTGGATTATATTACTCAGCACCACTAGATGGTGACCCAGCTGGAGACACAATGGGTGATAACTTTACAACAAATCAAGCTGATAATGTCTGCTAAGTATAAAATAAGAATATCGCAATTGAGTGGGGTAACTGATACACTAATTAAGATACCAGTTACCTTAACACCTAGAACAACTGACCAAGCTGAGATAGTTGATAGGGTATTTGTTGACGTTGAGGTAGAGAAAGCCATAAATCCAATCTTAGATTATGAAAAGGCTAGATTCACACCTATATTTACTGGCGTTACTGAAAACACCCTAGTACAGAATGTTAAGTATAATATTAAATTCTTAAACTCCTCTGGGTTTCCAACCTCACCATCATTCTATTCTGATATAGGTGTAACAGATGACGATTTGAGGTATGGCAAGAAGAGATTTGAGAATTCATTTATAAACTTATCGTTTTATGATACTGATAAGGCAACAGACCAGAGGCTTATATCATACATAAATATCTTCTCAAGACTAACTGGTGCCGACCTACAAGACCTATCAGACCCAAAGCCAGGTCTACCAAAACCAGCTAGTCAAGTTCCAATATCATCATCATTATCGAACCCAATAAGAGACCCAGAGGGCTTTGCTGAGGGCTTCTACATATACAATTATAAGGATGAGGTAACTGCCGAAACGCCTAAGGAGTTATATATGAGAGCTAGATATAATAATGCTGCTAATGGGACAACAACAAATATGATGACCGAAGGTATAGCATACCCTATTGACGACCTAGTTAATAAGTTATACACTAGATATGTATTATATAGAAACACCACTGGGTATTATTACGCTATAGATGAGACATACTCAAATAATGTAACTCGCTCTGGTGATAACATAATAGTAGATATATATGAGATACAAGCAACATAATGGATGTCATTAAAAGGAAAATATCGTTTGAACCAGCCACAGTAAGATATACTGGTGGCACAGACCCATATGGAACCATGACTGCTGATAGCTTTTATATAAAAGTTATGCTCACTCAGAACATGGATGATATGGGTATGTACACCGATATGAACTTCATACCAGAAAGCCAAGCATCACAAGACCAACCAAACTATACAATACTACAAAATAAGTTATCTGCCCAAGGTATTATATTTCCATTCATGCTTGGTATAACACCATCAGTTGGTACACCCATTGATGAGACCAATATACGAGTTGTTGGAAAGAACGTAGATGATTATTGGAACTACGGTGGTGGAAAGATTACAGGTTCCACAGACTCAAAGATAAGAGATGTTAGAAGTTATAATAAGACCGACCCATACATAGTTGGTTTTGATATTAATAGCGAAATATACATCAATTATGATAATGTGTCTATAGATGGAAGAACTAGAATAACACAAAAGGATATATTAAGAACACCGTTCCGTGGTGGGACTCAGTATTCAGCCACAACATATGTATTTGATACTAATAATGACATAAACATAGGTACTGATAACCAAACTAGTGGATTATTATACAGGGACTTTAATGGACTATCTAGAGGGACTATCGATTCATATGGTAATCCCTTAGTAATACCATTAACCGACATGCAATATATAGGAGAGGGGTGGAATGAAACCAATACATCACTATCGGCATTAACAAAAGAAGAATATTTATTTGGCATAACACAGCAACCAGAAGTTGATAGCGATGTATTTATTGATAGGGGCGCAACAATAGTATTTGAGAAGCACCTAAGACTATCAGAGGTTGAGAGTCTTGAACACATGGAAAGATATAATAATGGGTATTATAACCTAGTTAAACAATAAGAAATTAAAATAAAAATAATATGGCAACAGGAACATACGGGATAGTTAGACCCGCAGACATATCACCAGATGACGTAGACATCTTTATACATTATACACCTAATAGAAATAACGTTGGTGATGCAACAATAACTAAAGTGTCAAACCCATCTGATTACCTAATACCAATAGACGACCCATCTAAGGGAGATTCTAATATTACATCGTTTCAAATATTTGGTGGTGTTTACACACTAAAGCTACCAGTAACAGATTTCGGTGTTAAGGGATTTTATACGGTAATTATAAAGCCAATAGAAATAAGAACAAGGATTGTTGACTGCGGAGTATTATCGGCATATCCAGATATAAAGGGTCTTATTTTTGATATAGCTGAGGTGCCAAGTAGATTTATATCTAGATTTGAAAATAGTGGTCTTGTGGGGTATAGAATAGAATACTTAGACTCTAGTAATACAAATGATGCTAAAATACATAACTACTTTAGAATAATTACCAGCAATAACAGAGCAGAGCCAGTCAATCAAAATTTAACGAATACAAGTCAGAAGGCTATACGTTATAGATTCAACGATAACTCAACGCTATCATTCTGTACAGTAACACCAAGTTCAACTAGCAATGTTAAGCCAAACGTTCTACCAAATATAGGTTCACCGAACCAACAAGTTATTATAACCAACACTTGGTTTAACCCAATAATGATTGAAATAGAAATGGTTGAACATGATATAGAAACACTAGCATATGGAATATTTGGAAACCAAACAAAATCTCTTGAGGACGGTATTTATACGGTATATAACTTCAGAGATGAAATTTATAAACAATACAACTTATATGAAATAAAAGATAAGTTTACTGGTAAGCCATTATTTGAGGTTAGAGAAGAAAGAGATAATATTGATTTTGAAAAGGACTTCATCACTATAACAAATATATAAATTAAATGGCAAACGATAAGGTTAAGGTAGTTGGATATGCTCAAAAACAAGTATTTAACGGTAACATTGAGTATAGGAATTTTTCTGATGATTTAGTTGGCTTACAGCAAACTGATGGTCAGTCTACGTTCACCTTTGGTAATTTCGCAATTACCACCACTATAGACTCAAAGCCAAGTAAGATATTTACTACCAATAAATTTTCTAAGTTTGTTAGCCTATTAGATTTAGACCTTACACCAGAAGAGAGTCAAGTATTACTTAAAAACAATTCAGAAGTAAGATTAAAACTTGACAAGACCAATATATGTAATTATGCGTATTTTGGTAGCTTCTTAGAATATGTTAGAGTATCCCTAGAGGAAATAATAACAAAGTGGCCAGCGGCACTATACTTAAACCCTAGTAAGGGGTTATCAACAACAAACCTTACAGTTGAAGACTATAATTACGAAGCCTTAGTAGATGAAGCCACCTTCAAGGTGGGTACTAACATAATAAGAAACCAATATAAATTAAATTTCTTACAGAATGGAACGATAATCAACACATTCAATGAGGAAAACGACTTAAGGAACATTACCGTAAATTATGAATCATATAGTGTAGCAAAAGACAGTATAGAGTACCCAGTATTGGAGTTTACTGGTGCCACATCATTAGAAAACGATTATATACACTTAAGAGTTAAGGGAGACCCATTTAATGATATAACTGGTATAACCGCAACTACAATATATCATATAAAACCTAATAAGTTGAAGGAGGATACCTTCTTCAATCTATTACCAGACTTCCAAGCCAATTTACTTAATAGGTTTACGGTTCCATTATACACTTCAACCTATAAATTCCCAGAAAGGTCTGAAACTGGTTCTTTGATTTATAAAACTAAGACACTTACTTGGCCATCAACAGATGGGTATAACATAGACTTTGACTCAACCCAATACATCTCATTTGTTAATGACTTAATTGACATGGCTAAGGACTTTGATGAAAATAAGACCAACCTGATGGTTAGGTTCCTTACATCAGAATCTATATCAGACTTTGATACCGTACCAAGATGTGACGGAAACCAAGAAGAAACAGCTGGTCAAAAAATGAACAGAACCCTTAAGATTTATGGTAGGGAATATGATGAAATTAAGAGATATATAGATGGTATACAATACGCTAATACCGTATCGTATGACCAAGTGAATAATACACCAGATGTAATACTAAAATACTTAGCTAGAACAATGGGTTGGCAATTGGTTTCATCTATATTAGAAAACGACCTATTAAAGAGCTATGTAACATCTAATCCATCCACATACTCTGGAATGAGTGTCGGTTATACAGCAATTGAGGCTGAGGTTGAGATGTGGAGAAGGATAATACTTAACACCCCATGGATATGGAAATCTAAGGGTGCTAGAAAGTCCATAGAATTCTTATTTAAATTTATTGGTGCCCCAGATGGTCTTATAGAATTCAATGAATTCATATACTTAGCTAAGAATAAGATAGATGTTGATTTATTTAAGATATTACTAGAGCAAAATGGTTTAGATACAGATATAGATTTATATAATATAGACTCAGATGGTTATCCTAGGGTATTAAATAATACAAGAGATATGTATTTCCAGAAGGGTGGTCTTTGGTATAGGG